GTCGTGTAGCGTGGCACACGGTAGCGCCAAGCAGCGCGAGAAGGTTATTCAAGCCGGGGCAGATATTGTCGTCATCAACTTCGATGGCGTGGCAACCGCGCTAGACGCAATCATGGCTGGGGGGTTCGACCTCATCGTCGTGGACGAGGCGTCGGCATACAAGAACGCCCAGACCAACCGCTGGAAAATCCTGAACAGGATCGTGAAAAATACTAGCCCCCGCATCTGGATGCTTACGGGTACGCCAGCAGCACAATCACCGCTGGACGCGTACGGTCTGGCGCGGCTCTTGGAGACACCCAAGTGCCCGAAATATTTTGGGCCTTTCCGCGACAGCGTGATGATGTCGGTCAGCAAGTTCAAGTGGGCACCCAAGCCTCACGCGAACAAGGTCGTGCATGAGATGCTTCAGCCGGCGATACGGTTCGAGAAGAAGGACTGCCTCGACCTGCCAGACGTTGTCCACGTCGAGCGGGAGGTGGAGATGACCCCCCAGCAGAAGAAGTACTACAACCAGCTCAAGAGCCAGCTACTCATCGAGGCAGCGGGTGAAGAGGTCAGCGCCGTCAACGCCGCCGGACGAGTGAACAAGCTACTCCAGATCAGCGGAGGCGCGGTCTACACGGACGATGGGCAAGTGCTGGAGTTCGACGTCTCCAACCGTATCACGGCGGTGCTGGAGATTATCAACGAGACGTCCAATAAGGTGCTGGTCTTCGTACCCTTCACCCACACCATCAACATACTGGTAGCCAGACTGGAGAAGGAAGGCATCAGCTGCGCTATCATTAGTGGTAAGGTGCCGGTCAACCGCCGCAGCGATATCGTCACCAAGTTCCAGAACGACCCCGACCCGAAGGTGCTGGTTATCCAGCCGCAGGCCGCCAGCCACGGCCTTACCCTTACGGCAGCAGACACAATCATCTGGTACGCACCTGTAACATCGGTGGAGACTTACCTCCAAGCCAACGCCCGCATCAACCGTCCCGGCCAGAAGAACGCCATGACGATTATGCACATCCGGGGCAGCGAGGTGGAGTCCCGCCTGTACAAGATGCTTCAGGGCAACATCGAAAACCACGAGCGGCTGATCGACCTGTATAGAAATATACTTGACACGGTCTAAGACCGCTGCTACATAAGCAACCCCGGCAACCGAAGGAGCAAACCATGTCGGACTCAGTGAGTATCGAAGAGATGGTGGAGGCGTACCGAAAGGTGCGTGACGCCATCGCCAAGCGTAAAGAAGATTTCGAGTCGCAGATGGAGAAGCTGGAGAAAAGCCTTGAGGTTATCTCCGCCGCTATCTTGGAGTTCTGCAACGCGCACAATCTGGATAGCGTTAAGACCCCGATGGGGACTGTGTCCCGTCGCGTTCAGACCCGCTACTGGACTAACGACTGGGAGTCTATGTACAACTTCGTGGTCGAGAATAACATCCCGTTTATCCTCGAAAAGCGTATCCATAACGGGAACATGCAGCAGGTGCTGGACGAGAACCCAGACCTGATGCCGGCGGGCCTTCAGCTCGACCGCAAGTTCGTAATTCAAGTCCGCAAACCCACCAAAAAGGGAGAATAACCATGAGCAACCTGACTATTTTCCAAGACCCGTCCAACCTGCCCACCGTCCGCCGCCAGTCTAAGCTGCTGGACAAGATGGGTAGCAACGGCGGCAGCCTGCGCCGCATCGCGCTGAACACCAACGGCACCTTCAAGCGTATCGTGGGTGGTGAGCAGATTGGCAAGGCAGTCCCGCACCAGTTGGACGTCATCGTCGTTGACCTGCTGGCTGACCCGTCGCGCCAGTTCTACGCCTCCAAGTATGACCCCAACGCGCAGGCTACGCTGCCTGACTGCTGGTCGAATGACGGCAAGGCTCCGGATGCCAAGGCCGCTGGTAAGCCTGCTTCCTCCTGCGCCGCTTGCCCCAAGAACGTCGAAGGCTCTGGTGAGAACGGTAAGGGCCGCGCCTGCCGCTTCCTGCGCCGCATCGCTGTGCTGGTGGTTGGTGACCCGTCTGGTGAAGTCTACCAGATGCAAATCCCGGCTGCTTCGCTCTTTGGTAAGGGCACCGACAACGTCCACCCGTTCGAGAGCTACAAGAAGTTCCTGATGGCCAACGGCGAAGCTGTGGATACTGTCGTCACCCGTGTGATGTACGACCTCGACGCGGACACCATGAAGTTGAAGTTCACTCCCGTCCGTCTGCTGACCGAGGTGGAAGCTGGCTTTGTGGACGCTGCACAGGAAGACCCGGAGACCAAGCGTTACGTGGGCCTGTCCGTGGTGGAAGCAGGTGGTGCCACTAAGGCTATCGCTGCTCCTGCCGAGCCGAAGGTTATTGAAGCCAAGGCTGTCCCCGCTGCACCTGCTGGTAACCCCTTTGGTGATGATGAGGACGAGGAGGAAACTCCTGCTGCCCCGGTGAAGCGCCCTGCGCCTAAGCGTAACGTGGCCGACACCACTACCGCCAAGCCCGAGCTGAAGCAGGCCATGGCTTCATGGCTGGACGATGGTGAGGACGAGGGAGAGTAAGCCATGCGCGGCTACAGTATCGAAGTAGCCGAGGCTATCTGGAAAGGGGATCAGTCCCGTCTAGGAGTGCGGTTGGGCAAAGCTTGCATCAATCGCCGTGTCCCGGTGGCGGAAGTCGCCGGGACCCTAGGGGTGACGCGCCAAACGATCTATAACTGGTTCGTAGGCGCGTACGACCCTGCCGAGTCCCATCGGGAAGCGGTAGAGAAGTTTTTAGCCAGTCTCGACTAACACACGCAAAGAGAGCAGAACTGGCGGGTTTTCCCCGCAGCGGTGAGTGACGCCCTATGGACTTCGACCTTCTACAGCACGTCCAGCCCGCGTCTGGTCATATCGCCATTGTCGGTATCAAGGACGGGTATGTACGGCAGACGCTCGTACCGACCCGAGAAGAGGCGGACGCAGCAATCGAGACTTATTTACGTGGAGGCAGGGATGTATATTTTGGTGTAGCAAAATACGTAGAGCCAACCAGCAGGACTCAGGAAAACGTACAAGCTCTCAAGGCTTTCTGGCTAGACATCGACTGCGGTCCGAACAAGGACTACGACGACCAAGGGCAGGGGCTTCAAGCGCTGCGGGACTTCTGCACGACCGTAGGTCTGCCCCGTCCTACCTTGGTGGACTCCGGCCATGGCTGGCACGTCTACTGGGCGCTGAACCAAGAAGTTAGCCGTGCCCAGTGGGAGCCAGTGGCTTCCCGGCTGCGCGAGGTCTGCCGCACCCAAGGGCTGCGTGTAGACGAGAAGGTCTTTGAGGTGGCGCGCATCCTGCGCGTACCGGGCACGTTCAACCTGAAGCGCGGCGGGCAGGCTTCTGTTACCGTGGCGCATGTTGGAGACCCCCTCGACTTCGAAGACTTCTGTGCGCTGCTAGGGGTAACACCCCCTGCGCCAGCTAAGTCCATCTTCGACCCGAACTTCAAGGCCCCGCCCCAGCAGCAGGCTATGCTGGACGGGGTGGGCTACAGCTTCAAGCGTATCATGAAGCGGACCGCCAGCGGTGATGGCTGCGCTCAACTGGCTCACGCCTACACCAATAGGGAGACGGTGGACTACAACGAGTGGTTCTACGCTCTGTCGGTGGCGGCGTTGTGCGAGGATGCCTCCACGGCGGTTCACCTGATGTCGGAAGGCCACCCCGACTACGACCCGGAAGAGGTGGACAGGAAGGTAGCCACCATCCGGAAGGCGACTAGCTGCACCCGGTACAAGGCCACAAGCCCGGACCGCTGCGAAGGGTGTAAGCACTTCGGCAAAATCTTCGGTCCGCGCGACTTAGGTAAAATCCCCAAGGTGGCCGCCAACAATACCAAGGTGGAGGAGATACTAGGAGAGGTCCGGACGTTCGAGATACCTGAGTACCCCACACCCTACTACCGTGGCGAAGGCGGCGGTGTCTGGGTAATGCCACAAAAGAACGAAGCCGGAGAGCAACCGGACCCAATCTGTGTCTATCCCTTTGACCTGTATGTGGTGAAGCGCATCACGGATCGCGTTGACGGGGGATACAAAGACCACGTGCTTATTCGCCTGCACCTACCCAACGACGGGATACGGGAGTTCACGCTCCCCATGATGAAGGTCTCGGTCTTTGACGAGTTCCGCAAGATAATGGCGGACGGGGGTGCTTACCTGCGGGGGAAGAAAGCCAACATACTACACGACTACATCATGTCATCGGCGGATATGCGCCTAAAGAAGGATAAGGCAGAAATCATGAGACAGCAATTTGGATGGGTAGAGAACAATAGCCGGTTCGTCATTGGCGACCAAGAGATTACCGCGACGGGGCATGTCTACTCGCCGCCGTCAAAGGTCACGCAGAAGTTGGCCAAGTTCATTGGTCCGGTGGGTACGCTGGATAAGTGGAAAGAAGCAGCGGCGATGTTTAACGTGCCGGGTATGGAGCCCCATGCGTTCGCAGCGCTGAGTGCCTTCGGCGCTCCGCTTCTGAAGTTCCTCAACCAGACTGGTGCGGTCATCAACTTGTACAACCCACGCTCTGGTACGGGTAAGTCGACCGTGCTTAACTTGGTCAACAGCGTCTACGGGCATCCCAAGAACCTGCGTCTGGCGCAGAAGGACACGCTTAACGGGCGACTGCTCTGGGTGGGTATTCTCAACAACCTGCCTGCAACCATGGATGAACTGACCAACATGTCGCCGGAGGAATACTCCGAGCTGCTCTACGGTCTGTCTAACGGTAAGGGCAAAGAGCGCATGGTGTCGGGCACCAACGAGCTGCGCGAGAACAACACCACATGGCAAACTATCACTGTGTCCACGGCCAACGCATCGTTCGCGGAAAAGCTGTCTGTGTTGAAGCGCGCTCCAGAAGGTGAGTTGATGCGCCTGATCGAGTACCCCATCGGTCTCGTCGAGTCTGTCGGCACCGAGTACGGCAAGCAGATGTTCGACATGGTGTTGATGGAGAACTACGGCCACGCTGGTCCTATCTTCCTGCGGCACATCATCTCCAAGCTGCCAGAGGTGCTGGCGAAACTGGAGAGCACACAGGCCAAGATCGACCGGGAGTTGAAGCTGCTCCCCCGTGAGCGCTTCTGGTCTGCCACCATCGCTGCCAACCTTGTCGGGGCCATCTACGCCAAAGAGTGTGGTCTGATTACTTGGGACCTGAAACGCATCTATCTGTGGGTCTGCCAACGGCTTGAGATTATGCGCGGAGAGACCGAAGCCCCACTGGATGACGTCGAGCAGGTTCTGGGTGACTACTTGTATCGCAGTATACAGAACATCTTGGTCATCGACGATGGCGATGCGCGCAGCAAGGCCAAGCCGCTGCCGAAGCGCGAACCCAAGGGTGAGCTGCTGGTGCGTATCGAGCCGAACACCAAGATGATGTACGTCTCGGTCAAGCAGTTTAAGGAATATTGTGTGCGGTTCCAGATCAGCTACGCGGAGACGACGCGCAAGCTGAAGGAGAAGGGCCGCCTTTTGAAGAGCGACACCTACCGTCTGACCAAGGGCACCAATGTTACGGTGGACCCCGTTCACTGCCTGTACCTGAAGGTGGACGAGGATATGCTCGACTTGGAGGTATACACCAAGCCCGATGAAGATTGAGGGTGTCTTCTACGACATAGACTGGGTGACCTTTGCGAAGGGTCACTCAGTCTTCATACCCTGTTTGGATACCCAAGCGGGCAAGGACAACGTCTACCAAGAGGCGCAGCGTCTGGAGGTGGCCGTATTTGTTCGAGGAGAGACGTATAAGTCCATTAAGGGATTGCGTCTCTGGAGACTCTGAGATAATAGCGGAGCTGGAAGTTTGCTCCTTCCGTGTTGCACCCCCTCCCGCCGGCTGTAGGTCTCCCTCCCCGACCTCGCCGGCGGGATTTTTTATTCGCCCCGCTTGGCGGTGTTGTACGTGTAGTTGAAAGCGCTGTAGTACTGGTTCTTCTGGTCCCGGTAGTAGTCTAGGACGAGCTGCTTATCCTCGTCCGTCGCGGCCATAGCCAAGCTTGCCTTCTGTTCCTTGTTGATCCGGTCGAGATTGGCTTCCACCGCCTTGAACGCATCCATGACGCGCGGATCGGTATCTTCAAAATACTTCTCACCCTGCCGCGCTTGCTGCTCTGGCGTCAGTTTGCTCAACCGACCCATGATCTGGCGCACAGTAGCAGTGTTTTCAAAGTACTTGCTTTGGGGTGCGTATTCCGAGCCGGAACCCACAAAGCTCCTTATACCCGGCACATCCGCGATACCCTCGGCTTCCTTCAGACCGGCCATCTGTTTGGCAAGCTGGTAAGGGCCGCCAAAATAGCTCTCGATGATATGGCGGTACGCTTCTGGCTGGAAGTCGACTTTACCGCTGACCGCTTCCGAACCACCCGTGGCTTCATTGACGACCTTAGCAAGACCCTTCCAAAAGTCACCGGTACTGGCGCGCCCCAACTCGGAGCGCGGAGCACCACCGGGATACGCCTCAGTAAAGATAGGTGAGCCGAAGAAGTTCTCGTTGAAGATGTTTTCCACAAACGGCTTACCAACAAGCGGAGTAATTGCGGTAGTGAGCGACTGGACATCTAGCCCCGGCACACGCAGTGGCGACATCATACGGATGAATCCGGGGATACCCTTTGTGACTACGCTGCTAGTAGCTTCATCCGGCGAGGTAGTACCTGCCATGAGGTCCCCGATCATGTTGCCGATGAACTTGAAGTAACCCAACATCGGATCAATCGGGACCTTGATGTAGTCGTCTGGACCGCTGCCATGGTAGATGACGAGGCGGCTCAAGCGCAGGCCAGCGCCGAGGTCTTGGTCGAGGTAGTCCTCTTTACCATCGTCGTCGTTGTCATCGCTCTGACCAGCGTTCCAAAGAGACTCCATCACACCGAGCACGATCAGTGAGCCAAACACCTTGGTGAGCGCCTTGGGGTTGGTCAGGATGCGCGTAGTCTTCCTGCTGGCTTCAACGCCCGCACCAAAGAACGGCAGAACGAGGTCGAGACTACGCGCCATCTCACCACGGCGGGTCAGGTTAAGTGACGAGTCCAGAGCAAGGCGCGCTGCCGGCTCCGGCTTGATGCCGAGTTCCGTGGCCGCGCGATAGGTGGCAAAGCGGGCGTTCATATCCATGATATCAGCCAGCCCATCAACCCAGCGGTTGAGGCCATCTAGCAGGTTGGCAGCGCGCTCCTTGGGGGAGAGGTTCTCAGCGCCCTGCATGGTCTTGATGGCCCGCGAAGCTGCATTGACCTTTGCCTGCTCGTTCATGAAGCGCGACTGTAGCGGCGTACCACCAGCGTCAATCATCTCTTGCAGAAGCTGCCCCGTGGCGTCGGTCATCGGAGCTTTACCAAAGACGTAGCGGGCGACCGTCATACCAGTGGACGGGTTCAGGACTTGGAAAAACGTCTTGGCGGCCAAGTTCTTCTTATACGCTGGGCTCGTTTTGATATTCTGGTTAGCCAGCGCGGTTGCAATCGCAGCCGAAGTATCGCGCAGCGGGGCCACGGTCAGCAGGTACAGCGGGTTCTTGTAGGTCAACATACCCTTCATGAAGTTATTGACGTTGGCCATGACCTTCGTCAGCCCCTTGAAGTCTTCCTGCCTCATGTTGGCAAACATGCGCTTCAGCTCAACGCCGGGGCCGGTCTCAGCAAACTCGATGTAGTGCGGTACGCCGTTCTCCTTGACCACCATGTACTTGTCACGGTTGCGGTAGTACTCCTGCTCCATGCTGAACACAGGCTCCCAGCGACCGCCGGGGATGTCGCGCCCAACCTTAATGCGCTTAGGATTGGCGTCGGTGTACACGTTCAGGATACCATCGAACAGCGACGGGTTCTGCATATACGCGCGTAGAGTGGGTTGAAGCGCCGTGTTCATCAGCCGGCGGCGGACCCGCGTTTCGGAGTCTTGGAACAGGTTAAACAGCGGGTGGAACGGCATCGAGCCGCGACCGAAAGCCTTACGGAACTCTTGGACACTACCCGTGGGGGCCGCAGACCGAATAGCGCGCATGGCTTCTGCTTGCCGAGCCGGAGCATCTGCTTCCTCATCTACATCTGCCGTGAGCATGTCGCCGTCTTTGGCGAAGCCCTTCAGAGGTACGTAGAACGGCTGCGCCTTGCGGAGCTGCTGCGCTTGCTCCCGCGACAACAAGCCCGCCTTGATATCCTCTTCTAGGTTGAAGTCGACAAGCTCGTCGACCTTACGCGCTAGCTGGTTGAGCGCCGGCAGCTTACCTTCGTCCTTGAGGCGCTGAAGCCCTTCTGCGGCCCGCGCTGTGGTAAGACCGGAACCACCTTCAGGGAACTCTTGCGGGTTAAGCTCCGCCACCACGCGGTTGCGATCAGCCGCGCTGCGCGCCCACAAAAAGAAGCCGAGGTCACCGAGGTCGACCTTCAGATTAGCAGCAGCGTCTACGACAGGATCGAAGAAACTACGTTGCAGATTACGCTCTTTACCTGCCCGCTGGGAGGTAGACAGCTCCAGCTTGCTAGTGGTTTCCAACGCTTCTGGGAGCGACTCGTACCCTAGGTTAGCTTTGACGAACGCATCCAGTGGGGCAGACATGCCGAAGCGGTCCGCCAGTCTGACGAGCCACTTGTTCGGCGTCTTGAGTTCGGTACGAACGGGGGGAGGCGTAGGTTCGGGAGCAGCCGCGCTGGGCTCCGCATCAGTGGGTGGGGGAGTAGGAGGAACGGGAGGCGGCGCAGCGAGGGGCTCAGCCTCGACAGGCGCAGGCTCAGGGGCAGGCTCAGGGGCAGGCTCAGGGGTAGGCTCGGGGGCCGGCTCAACCGCCACTTCGGGAGTAGATGCAGGTGCTTCGCGCTTTGCAAATTCATACAGTCGCTGGCGCAATTCCACGGGCGACGGCACCGACATACCTTGCTCAGCCGCAGCGGCGACAGCCTTTGCATCCGTAGCAAACTGCGCGAGCTCAGGATTTGTAGCTGCAAGCGAATCAGCTTCCGATGTTAGGTCTGCGTACGTATACGCAGGCGCTTCAGCGACGGATACTTCCACACCGTTCTTGGTCAGGAGCTCTCCCACACGGGCCTTGAGGTCAAACTGGGCGTTAGGTTTGGCTGCTTCTTGGGATACCACGGTAGTGATATTGGTAAGCACCTTGCCGGGTACGACTACATCACCGACCAGCTCGTCGATGATGTTACTCACCAGCGGGCGCGCGACTTTCTTCCGCTCGACCATATTAGGCGCGGCCTTGATCGGGGCTAGGAGATCAACAGGCGCAGCTTCGGGTTGAGCATCTCGGCGCGCAAAATTCTGGATGGCACCCTTGTTGATGACAACGTATTCGGTACGTCCCCGGACGTCCTTACCAACCAGCACGTCGGCCCCAGCGGCGCGCTGCTCCTCCATGGTATCTTTAGAAATACGAGTGATGTCGCCAGCGTAGGGCACGACAACCGCATCGGGGGACAAGTCGACGTTAAAGACCGCGCCGGGTCCGCTACCCATAGCGGCGTAACCCTCGGCGTCGGAAAGCCTTTCCTCGCTAGAGGCATAGAATCCGCCGAACTGCGTCTTCCCTTTACCCTGCTTAGTGCCAGCGCGCGGCTCCACGGTAATATCGTCGATGGTCAGGTCCGGATTGGCTGAGCCGTGGACAAGACGAAGACCGCCTTTCGGCGTCAGTGTATCGACTGCTCCCGCTTCTGCTCCAGTAGCACCACCAACAGGCTCTCCAACGCCAGCCACTCCGATGGGTTCAGCTTGTGGAACGGTTTGGGTATCTTCTCCGGTGGGCGCGGCATCGCTAACAGGTGGAACGCTTGGCCCAGCTGCTCCAGCGACATCCACGTCAGGTCGACCTGCTCCTCCATCCAATCCTGCTCCCGCTTCTTGCGCCGCTTCGACATCTGCCCTCGCCTGAGTTGTAGCCGGAACAACTTCCTCCAGCATACGCTTAGCTTCCGCCAGAGCGTTTGCATACGGCCCCGCAATATCCTCTGGATATTTGCCCGACGCGATGTCGTCTTCACGAGCTGTGATAAACGCACGGCTGGCTTCAAGGCTTTCAGATGTGCTGAGCGAAAGATCATTGGAAACGCGACGGTTAAGTGCTTGCACCGCCGCACTAGCACCGGGAGAGACGTTCTCTCCAGCGGCACCCATCAGGCGACCCAGCGTGACTTCGGGGTCCACACCAGTGGTGACGGGGATATCTAGCTCGGACGTTTCTTCTTCCGTAGCAGGCGCAGCGGACACGGGGCGCGCAGAGACCACACCACCGGCTATACCGGGAATGAGTGACGCGATACCTTCGAACGCAGCCTGACCCGCCACACCCTTCGAGGTGTCAACGTCAAAACCCTCGCGCTGTAGAGCGATGTTCTGGGCGGCGCGTTCTTGGCCTGCCTGTACTGCTTCTGGGACGGCTTCAGTAACGGCTCCGGTTGCGCCCCTACGGATAAGGCCGGGGGCGGCTTTACCAGCAGCCTGCCGCGCAGCGGCTTGAGCGGCAGCCTTTGCAGCGGCTTGAGAACCCAGCCGGCGCGCGATAGCGGGACCAAAACCAGTAGCGGCAGCCAGTGCGCCGAGTACTCCACCCAGCGCCTGTTGGTCGAGGTTCTCGCCGCTGTACTCCTGCGCTTTCTCAGCGGCAGCCTGCGCCTGCTCGGGCCTTGCCCCTGCCTTGGTAAACTCCGCTTGAACGGCATCGTAGATGTCGCCCTTAATCATCCCGACGCCAGAGGCAGCACCAAGCGCAGCGGCTGCGGGAATACCCCCAGCCACGCTAGCGGCAATAAACGGAACAGCCGACCCCACGACACTGGCTGTAGTCTCCAGCGGAGCGCGCCCGAAAGCACGGCCTGCGGCCTTTATCTGCTCCAAGACGCCCTTGTCTTCGGCGCTCTTCTGCTCAGCCGCGCTGATGGCGGCGTCTTCCTTCGAGCCGGTCGACTTGAGACGTCCAGCGCCTTCAGCGATACCACCCAAGACATCCGAGACGGCGTTATCTGCGCCGAACAGGTCAGACACAGTTTTGCCGGTGCCAGCCAACCCTTGGACTGCGCTCAGCGGGATGTCGGCAATAGAGCTAAGCGCTCCACCTACGACAGGGATGTCCTCGATGGGACTTCTATCTTGCGGCGGTAGGCCCGCTTCTGGGGCGCGCGCAAGCACCTTGGCCTTGATCTGGTCTTTGGTGACTCCCGGCGGCCCTTCGATTTGGTAGAGCTTACCGTTCCGCCCCATGATTTGATAAACGGGCATTACAGCACCTCACCAATATTAGTCGTTCCAACCACCTAGATTAGTTACACCTTCCGCGCCACCTCCGCCGCGACCCGAAGCGACATTAGCGGCGCGAATCTGCTCCGCTGTCATCCCAGTCAACGACCGGCCCGCAGCGCTACGGGTCTGAACTTCTGCAAACGCTTCGTCCAGTAGGGCTTCGCGCGACTTCTGGTATTTACCGGGCTTAGCGTTGAACTCCGCTGCCGTTTTTGCGACCGGAAGACGTGAGTTGTTTGCCAGTTTGCGTTGGAAGGCAGCGGCGACTGCCTTCTCCGTGAGGCCCGGAGCTTTTTCGCCAGCGCCTGACATTCTCGCAGCTGTTATCCGCGCTCTGTTATCATCCCTACTAATACGTTCACGCGACTCAATGTCTTCGCGGCCAAGGGTTTCCCGAGACCGTATCTGGGCAATCGTCTGGCCGATATCGGTCGCCTTAAGGCGGCCATCCATGACCAGCTTACCAATATCACGTGCTTCAGCGTTAGTAGCACCTTCATCAAGCGCCAGCTGTTTAATGGCGTCACGCTGCTCGGCGCGGCGCTCCCTGCTCGACTCTTGAAGACCCGGAAGAGCTTTACCAACACCCGCACCGAACGCCTGTAGCAGGCTACCCGGAGTGCTCGCCATGGTGGCACCCAGCTGCGCGAGCGCAAAATACTTATCCTCGTCGCGGCGCTTCTTCATACCTTCCTCGGAAAGCGCGCCTGCATAGAACTGCCGGAGGCGTTCAGCAGCTTCGCGCTTGGGTTGGCCACCCATGAAGTAGTCAGCTTTTAGCTTCTCTGGGTCGTTGAAGTAGGCCATTTGCTTTTGGAGGATGTCGTTGTAGTCTACCTCATCCCCCGTAGCAAAAGCCACGATGCCGCCGCCGGCATACTCGCCGTCCATGGGCTCACCGAACATGTTATCCGGAACGGGGAGCGCAGCCAAGCCGCCATCAGCCATGCCCATCGGAGGAGCACCCATAGGCGGAGCACCCATCGGAGGCGCAGGCGGCATACCGCCCATAGGCGGAGCACCCATCGGAGGAGCACCGGGAGGCGGACCCATACCACCCATCGGAGGAGCACTGGGAGGCGGAGCAGGCGGGGCTGGGGGGGCAAATACCTGCTGCGCTACGGACGGCTGCTTAGCGCCTTCCTGCATCTGCGCGTTGCGCATATCCTCT